TGACACCCTCGATAGTATCTTTAGCAGTGATATGGCAATTGGCCGTTATGTTGCACAAAGGGCGGGCATCGGCATCAACGCAGGTCGCATCCGTGGCATCAACAGTAAAATCAGAGGTGGAGAAGTTCAGCACACAGGCGTTGTTCCTTTCCTCAAAAAGTTTGAAGCAACTGTCAGATGCTGCACTCAAAATGGCATCCGTGGTGGATCAGCGACAGTCCACTTCCCAATCTGGCACCAAGAAATAGAAGATATTCTGGTTCTTAAAAATAACAAGGGAACGGAAGATAATCGTGTCCGTAAACTTGATTACTCCATTCAGATTTCTAAGTTGTTCTATGAAAGATTTATTCAAGACGGTGAGATCACGCTTTTCTCTCCGCATGATGTCCCTGGACTTTATGATAAGTTTGGACTCCCTGAGTTTGACGATCTCTACGTTCAATATGAAAAAGATCCGACCATTAAGAAAAAAACTATTAAAGCACAAGAACTCATCCTTGACCTTCTTAAGGAACGTGCGGAAACGGGTCGCATCTACATCATGAATATTGATCATTGTAACTCTCACTCATCATTCAAAGATAAGATTAATATGAGCAATCTCTGTCAAGAGATTACTCTTCCTACTGATCCTATTCAGCATATTGATGATAAACTGGGTGAGATTGCATTGTGTATTCTTTCTGCAATTAATGTGGGTAAAGTAAAGTCTGATGAAGAACTTGAAGAACTTTGTGATCTTTCAGTTCGTTCTCTTGATGAACTGATTGATTATCAAAAATACCCCGTAGAGGCGGCAGAAATCGCCACTAAGGCACGTCGTTCACTTGGTATAGGATTTATTGGTCTTGCACACTATTTGGCAAAACTTGGGTATAATTATGATTCTCAGGAAGCCTGGGATGCAGTTCATGGACTTTCCGAGTCATTTCAATATTATCTGCTTAAAGCATCGAACAATTTGGCAAAGGAAAAAGGATATTGTGAATATTTTGGTCGTACAAAATATGCTGATGGAATTCTTCCTATCGATACGTACAAAAAAGAAGTTGATGAAATTACGTCTATTAAATTAGAACATGATTGGGAAACTCTTAGGGCATCTATCTTGGAGCATGGTCTCAGACACTCAACACTGTCCGCACAAATGCCTTCGGAGAGCAGTTCCGTTGTGTCAAACGCAACCAACGGAATCGAACCACCTAGAGATTACTTGTCCGTTAAGAAGTCGAAGAAAGGTCCACTTAAGCAAATTGTTCCCCAGTATCATACGCTTAAGAACAATTACACTCTTCTTTGGGATATGGAGTCTAATCGTGGTTATATCAATGTTGTTTCGGTAATGCAGAAATTCTTTGATCAAGCGATCTCTGGCAACTGGAGTTATAATCCAGAAAACTATACGGATAACGAGGTTCCTGTTAGTGTAATGGCTAATGATTTGCTGACAACGTATCGTTATGGATGGAAGACAAGTTACTATCAAAATACATATGATATTAAAACTGATGAAATCGTTGAAGATAAATTAAAAAAGGTGAATAGTTTAGTAAACGAGATTTTATCTGTAACTGAAGAAGATGATTGTGAATCCTGTAAAATTTGATTTTGATGACAATTCAAAACATTAAATATTTTATGTGGTCTTGAGTAAGGAGTTAATCAAAGAGGAAAACGTATGCATTACAATTTTATGAATAATTCAGATGAACAACCCATTGTTAAAGGAATGACAGTTTTTAATACTGAACACGTTGATACTAAAAAACAACCAATGTTTTTTGGAAAACCTCTTGGAGTTCAGAGATATGATTCATACAAATATCCCGTCTTTGATAAATTAACCACTCAACAGTTAGGATACTTCTGGAGACCCGAAGAGGTGTCTCTCCAGAAGGATCGTGGAGACTACCAAACACTTCGACCTGAGCAAAAGCATATCTATACTTCTAATCTGAAGTATCAGATTATGCTCGACTCTATTCAAGGGCGTGGGCCTGGTATGGCATTTATTCCATACTGCTCACTTCCAGAACTTGAGGCATGTATGGAGGTATGGGGATTTATGGAAATGATCCATAGTCGTTCATACACTTATATTATCAAGAATGTGTATTCAGACCCGTCTGAGGTATTTGATACAATCATCACCGATGAGCGCATTCTAGAGCGAGCCAAGAGCGTTACAGAGTCTTATGATGACTTTATTCAATCAGCACAGAATTATGGTACATCTAATGATTGGATGTATAGACTTGAAGGAGTCACAAACGCAAAGGAAAATTTGAATGATGTTAAACGAAAACTCTATAGAGCAATCGCAAATGTTAACATTCTTGAAGGTATTCGCTTCTACGTTAGTTTTGCTTGTAGTTTCGCCTTCGGTGAACTTAAGCTTATGGAAGGATCCGCTAAGATCATCTCTCTTATTGCAAGAGACGAAAACCAACACTTAGCAATCACTCAGAATGTTTTGAACAAATGGCGTGATGGAGATGATCTAGAAATGAAACAAATCATGAAGGAAGAGGAAGAGTGGACCTATAAAATGTTTGATCGTGCAGTAAATGAAGAAAAGCGTTGGGCAGACTATCTGTTCAAAGATGGTAGCATGATTGGACTAAACGATAAACTTCTTCAGCAATATGTTGAATGGATTGCAAATAGAAGACTTAAAGCAATTGGATTAAAACCTCAATACGATATCGCAGCAAACAATAATCCGCTTCCTTGGACTCAGCACTGGATTTCCTCTAAAGGTCTCCAGGTTGCTCCCCAGGAAACGGAAGTAGAATCATACGTAGTTGGTGGAATTAAACAAGATGTGAAAAAGGACACATTTAGTGGTTTCAAATTGTAATAATATTACAAAACTTTATAGATAGAGGAGGTCACACTCCTCTTTTTTTATGGTCGGACTTACAGATATTTACACACTTAAAGCAAGACTTGACAAATTAAAACTTCAAATAGATAAAGAGCAACTCCCTCAACATGAGAAAGACCTTGCTCATAAATATCTTAGCAAAGCAATTGACTATGTAAATGAGTTGCAGTTATACTAATGGATGGAAATATGAAAAACCGAATGGGGAATGCTTTGAATCTGAAGATATAGGTGATAATTTTGGATTTGTCTATCTTATTACCAATAAAATAAATTCAAAGCAATACATAGGGCGAAAATATTTTTGGCAATTTAGAACCCCAAAAGGTAAAAAGCGTAAAGTAAAAACGGAATCTAATTGGAAGGATTACTATGGGTCTTGTCCGGAACTTAAAGAAGATATTGAAAAGTACGGGAGAGAAAATTTTATTAGAGTTATCCTCTCATTACATAAAACAAAGGGCAAAACAAACTTCGAAGAGACCAGACAACTCTTCGTCCACAACGTCCTCACAGAGGCCCTTGACAACGGAGAACCTGCCTTCTACAATGGGAACATCCTCAACAGGTACTTCCGAAAAGACTACTATGGAAACTCAGATTGAAAGTCAACCTGTGGCTTTTGTCCGCGATTGGGCGATTAAAAAAATTGAACTCCTTCATGATGCAGATCGACATAGAAATGCAAAAGCACTTGCCGCAGAATTTGATGAGTGGATTAACATTCCTGAGGGAACTGAGGAACTTGACTATCTTTGTTTGGAAGAAGAAGGATGGGGAGATCAAGAACTTGATGTTCGGTAACCACAACTATTGACAAAAACTAAATATTAACTTATTATGTAAAAGTCCCTGTTATGAGCAGGGTTTTTTATTATTAGTCCTTGAGTGTGAAATTAGAGCCCAGGAGATTGCTCCTTGAGAAAGGGGAAGTGCGCTTTCTCTATTGGGATGTAGAGTTCAATCGGAGTTAATGCAAAATTTCTTTACAGTAGCCATGCCTATTTTGGCAGCGGTTACAACCAGTACGGCATCACTGCCATTCTCTAGTTATAAACTGCAAGGTCCTCCTCCCCCAGTGGAAGAAAAACCTTACTCAATTATTAAAGAGTTTGAACCAGAGACGACAGCAATCCGAGAGGTTGCACCAGCACCAAAGCCAAAAGAGACAAGGTTAATTTGTAAAGGGTGTAATGAACATGAGAATGCTACCCTGGCATTTTTCCAGGATCGTGGAATCAAAGACAGAAACGCCCTTGCTACCATCATGGGCAATATTCGTCAGGAATCTACTTTTATTCCTAACATTTGTGAAGGTGGTAGCAGAACCAGTTGGAGTAACTGCGGAGGCGGTTACGGACTGATTCAATGGACATCTGCCAACAGATATTATGGATTGGGTGATTTTGCTAAGAGGTATGGTGGTTCGCCATCAGCACTTCACACGCAACTTCGTTATCTAACAACTGAGGTTCAATGGCAACGTATTGAGGACAGGATGAAAACTCCTGGTAAATCAATCAATCGTTACATGGACTATGCGTATAGTTGGATTGGTTGGGGGCATCATGGTGCCCGCACTTCGTATGCTCATGAGTATGCTTCCAAACTGATCACGGTAGAAGTTTAATATATAAAGGGAGTGCTGCAGAACTCCCTTTCCTCATGAAGTTTAATTTTCATTTTGGTAAAAAGAAGGCGTCAATTAAAACTATTGTAATATTGACGTTAATAGTAGCCTCACTTTCATCTTGTCTAAAGATAGAAGAAAAACATATTTGGGATATTGTTTACGAATATCTTCAAACATATCAACCAGATTCTCCACTAATCCCAGAACTTCAAAAAGATTCTGGTATAGTTGAGAGAGATGTCAAGCGAACTGTGGACAAAGCGATCCGTGATTATGAACGCTTGACAGGAGACGATGGAACTGTTAGAATTCCATCACCGCGATACTCAATAAAACCAGTTGACACCTCTGTGTGTTATACTGATGAGTGTCGAGCACTTGGGGGGGAAATAAGGTTGTGTTCCCCATGGGTTGACAACTGCTCCAAACCCTGATATAATATGGTCATGTCTCGGTAGCTCAGTTGGATAGAGCCACTGCCTTCTAAGCAGTTGGTCACAGGTTCGAGTCCTGTCCGAGACGCCAGGGGAATTAGCTCAGTTGGTAGAGCGCCTGCTTTGCAAGCAGGATGTCAGCGGTTCGAGTCCGCTATTCTCCACTTGACAATCTAGGTTAAATACCTTATGATTGTCTCACAAGCGAGTGTAGTGTAGCGGTAACACGCCATCCTTCCAAGTTGGAATCACGGGTTCGATCCCCGTCACTCGCTCTTGGTAGTCCCTAGCGATTAACTAGGTAGACGCCAACTAAATCCTATGGGACTCTCATAGGTCAAGGGATTGATCACCCTTGCTGGGAAGTCCTCTAATACTTCCCACTTCCTCTGCGTAGTCTATTGGTAAGGACACCTCGACAAGAGAGTTGGAAATTGGGTTCGATTCCCAACCAGAGGCACATAAAAGACCATGAGAGAAATCTCTAAACTTTAGGTTGGTTCACCTACACTTATTCCCATCGACCGAGCAAGCGAACGGGCCTGACTGTTAATCAGAGATTGCTAGGGGCAGTACCTAGGATGGGAGTTCTAACCTCTAAAATATTATAAATAATAATAAAGTTAGAGGTTAGAATGTCTGGTAAAGCAGTTGTCCAATTTCGTCAAAGAAGAAAAAGATGGGCAGTTGATGCGTTTGGTGGTAAGTGTGGTATTTGTGGTTATGATAAGTGTGTTGAAGCATTGGAGTTTCACCATATAGACCCTAATCAAAAAGACTTTACGCCATCAGCATCCACAGCAAGCAGACAAGTATTTGTTGAAGAACTTAGAAAGTGTGTTTGTTTATGCTCTAACTGTCATCGTGAAATTCATTCTGGTATTGCTAAAATTCCAGATAATGTGCTAAAATTTGATGAGAGTTTTAAGGACAAACCTTTACCAGAAAAACCAAAGCACCCCTGTAAAGAGTGTGGAAAACTAACAATTATCAGTCAAACATTCTGCTCAGTAAAATGCTCTCGTAAAAATAGAGAAGTTGCTGACTGGCCAAGTAATCAAGAGTTAGAAAAACTAGTTCTTGAAAATGGTTATTCTGCTACTGGTAGAATGTTTGGTGTTAGTGATAATGCTGTTAGAAAACGGTTAAAACACGGGCGATTAACTCAGCGGTAGAGTGCCTCCTTTACACGGAGATGGTCACTGGTTCGAATCCAGTATCGCCCATATAAAATAAAGTTAATAATATGTCAGAAATACCAATTTATGATTGTATAGGCAATCAAATTGATGTAGTTAGAATTTCTGATAATTTAACTTATGTCGATGGTAGAGTAAGTAAAGGAGAAAAGTATTACTACAAGGGTGTTGGTATACCTTATAACTCCCATCACATAACTACGGATATTGATTTTAATAATTATGATTTTATAGAAAAATCTGAAATTTTTTATCTTGGTAACAAAGTATCTAAAAAATGTTATCAAAATAAGTTTGGAATTTTTCAAGAAAAGTATCAACCACATTTTACCGATTGGCTTGGAGCATGTGGGGTAAAGGAACTGAATATCTTTGAAAATCTTTATGATGAAAATGGATTTGAAAAAACTGCAATTGAAGCATTCGAATATATAACTATTGATGAGAAACATCAGCAATACTATTTGAAAGTTGACTATCCCAAAGGTAGAAAGAAATATATCACTAATCCCAACCATAAAAAGTTGAGAGAATTGATTGATTACATGTTAAATAGCAATTGGAATTTTCCTTGGGATAAAAATTCTATCTCAGATATTAATGATGATGTTGGAGTGACTGATGTTGCAGATTTGTTTCAATGTTCATTATTATCTTCAAAGATTGGAACTGTATATTCTCTTTTGTATAGTTTATTCCATGCAAATTCAAAAGATTATATTTTCTTCTGCGAACAAAATAATCTCAGACATTATAATAGTATGAGTTTCGTTTCAAACGCATTACAACTTATATCCGAAAACAATATATCAGTAGACGAAGTATACAAAGAAACAGATCTTGAAACTTATAAAAATATAGTTTTGAACTATCTTATTGTCGGAAGAAATTGTGGATTTTGTGGAGTCGGTAGTTGTAAAAGACGTGAAGATGATAATCTATCATACGGCGAATACATTAAAACTGAATACACTAAGATAACTCTAAACCAATTTCAATAATTAGTATAAATATTTAAAAAGAGTATAATGGAAAACCTTTATAAGATTTTGTCAGATACTCAAGCAAGTCTTTTTGTTCTTTTTCAAAAGACCTGGGTTTATCATTGGCACATTACAGGACCTGATTTTTATCAAGTCCACACCATGTTTGGTGAGCAATATACCGCTTTATTTGAAGAGATAGATAGATTATCTGAACATATTAGATTTCTTGGTGCTAAACCTGTAAGTTCTTTTTCTAGACTTTCTGAGGTGTCAAGAGTATCTGAAGCAAAAAGTGGAATTTCTGAAATGGATATGATTAGAGATCTTCTTGAAGATCATAAAACAATGGTAGAAATGTTTAGTGAAGCAGCAGAAATTGCTGAAGAATTTAAGTCAAGAGGCACGACAAATCTTCTTGATGATCTAAATGAAGCACACGGTAAATTTATTTGGTTCTTAAGATCGTTTACAGAATAGGGATGAAGGATAATGATTTCTATAAGATGCAAAGATTGCAATAAAGAATTAACAGGACATCAATCAAAGACAGTAACATGTGGTTGCCCAAATATGGCAACAATTAGAGGAGATAAAATCTCAGCTCTTGACTTGTCTCGTATTGTTATGTTAAACTCTATTCAGAAAGAACAAAAAACAAATGTTCTTTCCTCTCAAGATATTGCCTGGCAAGAGGCAAGAAGACAACGTAAGGTTCGTAAACTGGACTTTGAGATACGTTGATAATTTGGAAAGGTGGCCGAGTGGTTTAAGGCGTTTGTCTTGAAAACAAAAGAGGTGAAAGCCTCCGGAGGTTCGAATCCTCTCCTTTCCGTTACATAAGATACCAATTTAATAGTTTATTTTGTTTTCTGTATCATAGTGTTACTAAATACTGACATTTGGTTGACACTGAAAAAATTGTGATTAGTATATAATAGTAATACGCATCACTAAAAATGGACCAACACACATATAATAATTGGGTCCGTATAAAGGAGACATTTGAAGCATCTGGTAATACAGATAATATGTTTTACAAGAGAGCGGTGGAGATAGTTAAGACAAAAAGAGATCCTCTTGCAAAATTTTTGGGAGATGAAAAGTGATGGAACCTCATGATGAATTTATTAGTCGATCTGAAGTGCAAGAAATGATTGATAAGGCCATTGACAAGCACAATAAAACTGCTACAATGATATCAGCAGCAATCGGTTCGGTTCTGCTTTTTTTCTATGCCCACGGTGTTATTGCCATTATAGATAGAATACGATGACACATTTTGCCGGAACATTACTTAATAACAATCTGTTCTTATTCATCTTATGCTATCTCTTGACAATGGTTCCCATCTTAGGTATAATGATCATACATAAAAACAAGTAACGGAGTGTAGCGCAGTTTGGTAGCGCATCCGCTTTGGGAGCGGAGGGTCGAAGGTTCGAATCCTTTCACTCCGACTAGAATAAACACACTCGATGAAAAAATTATCTAAAGTAAATTGGATTTGGGATTATGGAAAAGTTTATGGTGAATTAACGTATGAAGACAATACTATAGAGTATAAACAAAATCAAAAACCACCTCCAACTGCCGCATGTCATGACATTGCACATTTTATATGTGGATTCAATGGTAAGTTGGAATGGGACTATACTCACATGACAAATCATATAGCGGAATATAATGCAGTATTTGTAGAAACTCTACTCACAAATTATTGCTACATAAAATATTCTAAATCTATTACTGATATAAACTATGCATCAGAAAGAATTTTCAATCATATGAAATGGTTCTCCGAAGATTATTATAGAATAAAAGAGTATCATCCAACTAAAAAAAATTATTTGGAATTACAAGAAAATTTTTTTGAAAAAATAAACTTTGATGTTATATGCAATCATTTTAAATCTTTTTATTATACCTGGGCAATAGAAGATAAACTTAAAACAAAAGACTTTCGAATATGCATCAACATGAATGATTTAACTAATACTAAAGACGAAGAATTGTATAATTATCTAAGTACAGTAAAAGAAAACATCAAAATTAGTATTTAAAAAAAAAATGCAAGAAATTTCCGATCTTCAATCATTTACAGTAGAAGAGTTTCAATCTAACTTTGATAACTTAATGAATAGAGTAGAAAATGGGGAATCGTTTATTATAACTAGTGAGCATGGTAATGCTATTATGGTTCCATATAAAGAAGTAATAGAGATATTAAATGATTCTGATGTAGACGATGATATGATACGAATACACACTGAGCACGAGGAAGGTTCTTGACAAAGCGTTCCAGGTCCGCTATTATAGATCTGGGTTGAAGGGAGTATAGCTTAATGGTTAGAGCGGGCTCCTTATAAGGGCTTAGTCTGGGTTCAACTCCCAGTATTCCCATCGCTCCTTTAGCAATCTGGTGAATGCAGCGAACTCATAATTCGCCTGAGGCGTGTTCGATCCACGCAAGGAGCATAGGACAGAAACCGAACTGTCCGTATTGACTTTCATAAGTCAAAACCTTATAATAACAAGGTCAACATTCAAAACAATGACTCTTACAGCAAAATTCAAGAAAGACGTTCAAACCCTTCGTGGTGCAGCAAATGGTGATTTCTACCTTGATGTAAAGAATCCGAAACTCTACAAAAAGGTTCGCCGCTACTACGAAAACGAAGGTGTAGTGTTCTCTGGTGATCCTCTGGATGATTATGAAATGCTAATGGAATACGTTCTTGCCGATCTTGAATCTGTTGAGGTTGCGTGATGAAAGTAATCAGGAAACCAACTGTTCTTATGGAGCGGTTTCCTTATCGTTATGTCCAAGTTGGCATCTTGGAAATCAATGGGAAACCTGATTATCGTATTCAAAAGGTAGATTCATACACTGGAAGATATCGTGATATGTATCTTTGTGATAATGAAATGCAGTTAATGACTGCTATGGAAGATTACGATTATACATGTTGGTTAGATCCAGATAGAGTTCCTTGTTATATCAAGGATGATGATGAGTAAATAGTCTCGGGATGACTTAAAAAGCGCACTGGTCGGGAGCAAACCCCTTATGTCAAAGTCTAATGTATTCAGGTACATTGGTAATATCCTCCTCTTATCTGGTTATTTTTTCCTGTTATGGGGAGATATGAAAATCGGACTATTTGTAAAATGTATTGGGAATGTCTTTGTCGTTCCCTTTGCTATCAAATATAAGTTCTGGGATATTCTTTTCT